AAGTAACGACCTTGCAAGAGCAAGCAGATTTGAAGTTGTGATGTCAAGTGCATCTAATCGCGGAAGCAACAGAGAAATATCTTTGCTTTGCGAAGAAGCCGCTATTCCTGGTCTCATCTCAACTTTTTCTCCAACAAAAATTGGGAACTGGACAGAATATCGTGCACATGGTGTTGAGTTTTTCGGCGATAATATGACGCTAACTTTCTATTGTAACACAGATTGGAATGTTCGCGAGTATTTTGAATCGTGGATGGGAACAACAGCGAACATGACATCAAAAGAAGTTGGATTCTATGATGACTATGTTGGAGAAATTGAAATCTACACATTAGATCGAAACGATAAACGAACTGGTAAATGGCAGCTAAAAGAATGCTGGCCACGATTGATCAACTTGACGCCAGTGAGTCAAGCATCAGACGCACCAGTCCGTGTTACTGTTACACTCACCTACCGTTATTGGACTTCTGAAACTCTTGACGATAGTCCAATCGGTAACATAAAAAGATTTATCAATGTTCTCAAAGATGGTGACTTTGAAGAAATTGCAAAAGATGTTTTAGGATTTGAAGTATAGGTGAACAATGGCACTACCAAAAATTGATGTCCCAACATTCAAAATGAAAATTGATTCGTTGGGTAAAGATTATAAATTTAGACCGTTTCTTGTTAAAGAAGAAAAGATCTTAGTAATGGCTGGAGAATCCAGCGATAATAATGATATGTTACATGCGGCGCAACAAGTTATTACTAACTGCTCCTTTGGAAAAGTTGATGGCGAAAAACTTCCTATGTTTGAAGTTCAAAAAGTATTTTTGACCCTTCGCTCGCAATCAGTTGGTAATATTATCGAGCTTTCGGCTAAATGTGGTGAGTGTGAAATTTCAAACGAGGTATTTCTTGATATTGATGAGATAGAAATTATCAAAGACGAAAATCACACTAATCGCATAGAGTTGAGTAAAGAGATTATTATTGAGATGTCATATCCAAGCGTTGAAGAAGTTGCTTCTCTCGCGAGGGCTGAAGAAAATATCGATATTTACATTGTGGCGGCGAACTCAATTAATACAATCTTTACTTCTGAGGAAACTATTGATTTTCAATCAAGTCCACCAGATGAAAGAATTGATTGGATTGAAAACCTATCACCAGAGCAATTTGGTAAGATTAAAAACTTTTTTGAAACGATGCCACAATTATATCATACAATTAATTTTAACTGTAAACAATGTAAGAAGGACAATTATCTTGTGATTGACGGATACGAAAATTTTTTCGTATAACTCTCTCTCATGAATCTCTCATGAATCTGTATAAAACAAACTTTTTATTAATGCAGGAACATAGTTATTCGTTATCAGAATTAGAAAATATGATACCGTGGGAGAGAGAAGTTTATGTCAGTATGTTAATTGAACATCTTAAGAAAAAAACAGAAGAAGCAAAGAAGAGATAAAAAATGGCATTACCAGCATTACCATTATTAGCATTAGGTGGCGCAGCTGCAAGAGCAGGGCTTGGCGCAATAGCAAGAACAACTGGGGCAGTAGCAGCAAGAGCTGGTGGTGCCATGCGTGCTGGAGCAGCTGGTGGTGTCGGCGGTGGTGCTGCGGCAATCGGTTTTTCGGATGTGGTAAAAACTGGGGCGGAACAATCTCCTGCAAATAATGTGGTCAACTTTAAAGCAGCAAATAACGCTGTCGGTAGAGCTGGAAGGTCGAGCGGTGGCGCGGCTGCTCCTATCACACCAACTGTAGCATCGACCTCATCAATGTCTGGTGATATTGCAGCAGCTTCTGAGCTTTCAATGGAAGAACTTGCTAATCAAACTCAAATCCTCAAAGCAATTCAAAAAAATACTGGTGTGACCGCCAAAAATACTATGGCACCTCCTTCTGCTGGAGGACAAGCAGCTCCACCACCAACAGAAGAAGAAATTAAAGGCAAATTAGATGATGATGAAGGATCTAAACTAGCTAAACTGGTTGGTAAATTAGAAAAAGGTTTATCATCAAGTCTCGGAACAGCAATCTTAGCACTAGGTGCTGCCCTTGCAGTTAATGCACCAGAAGATAAAAAAGCGAAAACTAGATCAGACAGAGAAATTGAAAGATTAACAGGTGGCGGTAAAGATTTAGAAGGTATAGCTGGAGTATTGCAAAATAAAGAAGGTGCAGCAGCTATGGCTAAATTTTCAGAGATAGATCGTTATCGTTTTAAAAATGATGGAACTGTTGGAGAAGCTGAACAAGAAGCCAATAAGGAAAAAAAATCTCAGATTATGGCAATGATTGGCGAAGGTGGAGACCCTGCTGATGCTCAAAAGCTGGAAACTGCTTTTAGAGAAGGTAAGGTTGAAGATATCCAAGCTATTGAGGATAAGTATCGTCAAGCTGGTCAAGAAGGAAGTGCAGCTTATCAATATAGAGCAGCAGATACAAAAAAATTCGAGTTTACTGCTGCGATGCAAGTTGCTAAAAGAGAAGGGATTGAAACTCCTGGTCTTTTAGCAAGCGATGAAGAAAGGCAAAAATTTAGAGATGATATGTTGGCAAAACAAAACGAGTTTGCTGCTAAATATTCAAAAGTTGTTGCTGGAGAAGGTAAAAACTTTGATAGAAGAGAAGCACTCCTCGGTGACACCAATCTCATAGGTGCTGGTGGCGGTCGATTAGACGATGTAATTATGTCTCAATTTGATGAAGAAAAAAGAGGATCGTTTTTTGGTAGAAGCGAAGAAGAAGGTAAAGCATTCGATAATATCAAAGCTGAACTTGAAGGTTATAGAAAATCTCTAAAATCTTCTGGTTTGGGAGAACGAGAAGTCAATAACAAAATTGCTGATGAGATTAAAAAGCTCGAGGGAATGTCTGCTAATCAGATGCTAGAATATACAGCACCACCTAAAATTTCGGGAGAAAGGTTAGAAGGTGTTCAAACAACTGCTTCTAATGAAGCGGCTGCAGCAACAGCAAGAACAGCCTCAAGATCTGCCCCTGCTTCAGCACCTGCGCCGCAACAGCAGCAAGGAACACAGGAAAGTATCGGAACAAATATCAGTGTAGACAACAGAGCGCACGACGATACTGCCAAGGTTCTCAAAAATATGAATAATATTCGTTCATTGAGCGCGATGTAAAAAAGGGAGACCGAAGTCTCCCCTTTCCCACATACAGTTTTCTTAGTTTCTAATAGGACATCGTATGTGTCTCAACCTATTAGTCCTCTTCAGCCAGTTTAGCGAAGTATGACAACGTATCATCATCGTCATCGTCACTTGAAACTACCGAGACAGGTTTCGCTGTTTTAGCTTCCTGAACAAAGATCTGGTCTTCAACATCACCAGTTTGCTCAGCGACTTTTTCAGCAGTAGTTACTTTCGAACCACCAGCCATAACCATATTCAGTTTAGCTTTCAAATCTTCATAAGACTTGAAGTTGTCAGGGCTAACAATCTCAGCGAGTGAATGTTGTTTTGCCCAGATAGCTTCGATAGCCTCATCAGAATCAGCAACAGGAGTAGGAGTTGATTCAAACTCAGACTTGTCATAGTTACGATATCCATCGACTTGACGTGCCTTCAGTTTGAAGTTCACACCTTCCCAGAAATCAAATGGATTTACTGGTGATTCATCTTCGAACTGAGGTTGCATAACATCCTTCAGTTTGTCAAAGATTTTCTTGCCGAACTTGTAAAGCATCACCTGACCCTCGTTCTGAGGATTGGCTGAGTCTTTCACAACAAGAACATTGGCGTAGTATGACAAACGGCGTTTTTGCTTACGAGCAAGATCTTTGTTTGCTTCTACACCGCTGTTCCAAAGTTCACTGTTCAACTCGGAAACAGGATCCTGTTGGTTCAGCGTAGTAAGTGAGTTTTCAATATACCACTTGCCAGTTGGACCTTGGAAGCCATGATTGAACATGCGAACCCATGGAAGTTCCTCGCCTTTTGGTGCAGGCAAGAAACGAAGAACAGCATAACCGTTACCAGCGGAATCTACTGAAAGTTTCCACTCGTTGCTGTCATCTTTGCTGTAATTGTTTTGTGGGGAGTCAATTTTTTCGACTTCTTTCATTAGGTTATCGAAAGAGCCTCTTGCTTTGCGCAAGTCAGATAGTGAATTAAACGACATATTTTTTCTCCGTATAAGCGTTGTCTTCGTTGTATGTTTGTCCTATATCAGCGGACGAGTTATTTATAAATGTTTTCACCTACATACCTCATCTTGTCTGTTAGTTTAACAAACGGACGATACTTCCTGATAAGCATTGAGATATCTTTCAGGAAAATATCATCTTCTTCTTTATAGCTTAAATCGAACAATTTGTCAAGCAAAACCAACGATTCAATCGTAATTTTTTTGCCGAGATATAGACGATAAACCAGAGCATGATGACCCTGATCAGCTACAAATGGATCAGAGATAGATTGTTTTTCCATCTCTAATCTTATCAGTTCAACGTCTTGTTCAAACTGATAATCTCTTCTAGACTTACGAGCCTTCCACTCTTTATAGATCTCTGATGACTGGGTATCAAACATTCCACCCCATTTATCACCTGAGACAAAGTTGGCTACAAGCAAATCAATGATTTCTTTCTTCTTATAATCTCGTGCGAGTTTCCGCATCGCAATAATATCTTTGCGTTTTAAAAATGCCTTTTCGCTTGCTTTCACTGCACCACGTGTTTTCGTGATGTCATATTTTTCTGTAGTAAAGTGAAGTTTCAAAGCGAGATATAACTTATAAACTTCAAATGGTTCCATTAGAACGGCAACTTACCAGACTTCTCACCTTTGATGAGATTTAAATCTTGCGCTTCAGCTTTAATTTTATCTTTCAAGGATGCTGTCAAAAATTTCTTAACAGACTCAACTTCAATATTAGACTTAGAACAATATGCGACAATAGTGTCAATAAAACCAGCACCTGTCTGTGCCGCTTCTTTTTCAATATGTTGTGAGAAATCGGCTGATGATTTAAATTGCTTGGTTACAAGATATTCGTCAGTTACTGTTGATGCATCAGTTGTTAAATCATTATCAATCACAACTTAATGTATTGAATAACATCATGTGTCCTTTTTATATATGGGTTTTTACAAATAGTGTGCGCTGCTTCTCCTGGTTTATCAAATTCATGAATGAACGGATGGTCAAAAGCCTCAGCGATTTCCAGAATAGTGTATGGGTATGATGACCCGAAGTGTGCTTGTTTTGGTTTCTTTGGCGATGTCAAAAGTTTCATTATACCAGTTGTGACATCTTCAACATGAGTGAAGTCTCTAGACTTCAATCCTGTTCCAAAAACTTTTAGGCTCTCACCCTTTTCAATTTGATTCTTAAATGCACGAATAACTGTGCTATGTTCTCCGTAATCAGCTTCTCTTGGTCCATACACATTATAGAAATAC